TTAAATTGATCAACGTCTGTAGGTGTTAGTAACATACCCAAACTATCAATAACAAACAGAACTTTAGGACGATCTTCTTCGTCCATTGCTTTGTAGTCTGTCATGAATGTTGAAATAGTTTTTGCTACATCATCAATCATTGACATGTTTAGTTTTAGTAGTTTTTCTTCTGAAGTATCTACATCAAGAGCGTGTAGCCAACTTTCATCAAGTGCATTCTCTGAATCAATTAGTACAACAAAGATGCCTTGATCCTGTGCTGCTTTTACAATGTTACCTGCACAGATATATGATTTACCTGCGCCTGACTCACCTGCAAACACAGTCACCTTACCCATAGGTACACCTTTGTGAAAATCACCTGAGATAAGATAATTGAGTGCATAGTTACCTGTTGAAATCCAATCAGTGGGATCATTAAATCCTGCACTCATACCTGAAATAGATTTTGTTAGTTGTGTCCGAAACTTGCTCGGATCAAACGATTTAGCCATAGTATCTCCTTATCAAATAAATGGGAGGGATTGCTCCCTCCCTGTGCTATTAGTTACTTTGTCTTGAACGGATCATTGCAAGAATGTCTTGCGCATTACCACTTTCTGCAGGTGCTGACTCAGCCGCTGGTGCTGGAGTTGCTTCTGCTTGTGGTGCTGGTGCAGTTTCTACAGCTGGTGCTGGAGTTGCTGCTGGCGCTTCTGTTCTTGAAGTTGCAGTACCGTTAGTTGATGATACATTTGGATCACCTGTACGTGCTGCCATACCCGCTGGACGGAAATACTGACCAAAACGATCAGCATCATAAGCCTCGCCATCAACAGATGCTTCAAACATCTCCTTCATAACCTTAAGTTCTACATCAGTAGGTTTCTTAGGTAAGAAGTCGCTCAAGTTAAACAAACCGTGTGTGTTAACTGCTTGCATTTCTGCATCACCAAGTGGACGCTCTCTACGTGCCCAGTTAGATGTTGAATAGTCTGCGTAACCACCTTTGGTTGTTTTTGCAAGACGGAAGTCTACACCAGCAGTATAATCTGTTGGTAATTCTTCCATGTCTGGATCCATTAATGCCGCTTTGATAATTTGGAAAATTTGTGGACCAATAATAAATCTACGGATTGGGTTTTCCGGAGTTTTATCTTCTTGTAGTGGGCTATCAGTTACAAAGCCTTGGAATACGTATGAACGCTTCTTCCAATACTTACGACCCATGTCTTCGAGACTTGGATCTTTAAACCATGCACGTACCTCATTTAAGATATCGCATGTTTCGCCATACATTTCCATACACGGAATCTGTACCTGTACAGGACGTGAATCAGTTTCACCTTTTACTCCTGCAAATGGTAGTTTGATCATCAAACGTTCTTTCCAAAAGAAAGTGTTTGACTCATCGCCATCAGGTAAAAAGCGTAGAACACTTGTCTCGCCTTCTTTCATATTCCAAAATGGGAAAATTGCGTTATCGCCGCCGCTTGTTGAACCACCGCTTGTGCGTGATTCTTGCTCTTTTAGTTTTGCTCTTATTTCAGCTAATGATGCCATAGTTTTGCCTCCTTATATATTGCCTATTGCATTGTGCCTAAAAATCATATAGCACATTATGTACTATACGATAATATTTAGCAGAAGTCAACCTTTTTCTGCTAGTTTTTTGAATTAAATAGCTAGTCCAGCCATTCTTTTCAAATCATCCAGTTCACTTGACTCGTCTGTGCCATCGTGTTGTGGAATTCCTCTTGTAATTGGTTCTCCTGTTGTAGGATCTCCATCTATTCCTCCAATTGTATATCCTATTTCTAGTTTCATACCTGGTTTGATTTTGCTTGGATCATCTATATTGTTAATCTCTGCAATGTGTTGTATTGCTTCTTCGACGTCCATGCCTTTAAGTTCGTTTTGCATAAATCTTTTTGCGATACTGAACATAGTGTCACCTTGTTGTACAGTATATGTTCCAACATGATCTTCTTGCATAGTATCTGAGTTACGCATTTGGTGCTGTTCAAACTTGTGTTTAATTGCTTCGATAAATTCTTTTGCTCCAGTAATATACTGTTCGCCGTAGTCTTTTTCTACCGCTGTTAGCACTGCTGTTTCACCTTTTGGAAATTGTCCAGTTTCTCTGTCAAACAATGATAATACAAATTCAGTGACTGGAATTTTTTCGCCGTCTACTTCCATTTCGTCTTCGTCATCATCTTTTGCTTTTTTAAGAGCTTGGGTGAATTTGTTACCTTCTTCTGGCTCGCTTTCTAAGCCTGATTCAACTACATCGTCTGCCCATGATTCAAAACTTTCAAAGTCATACTGTCCGTGATCCCAATCATCGCCACCGTATAGGTCTTGATATTCATCGTATGAACTTGGCTGTCCGTCATCATTGTCTTCGTCTTGATGATCTTCCCAAAACTCGTCAGCCATGTCAATTACACTACTGTATGTATCATGAAACTCGTGCATTTCCATGTCTTGTGCATCGTCGGCCATTTCTTTATATAAAGCAATATCATCAATGCCATATAATTCTTGGAAATTATCTTTGTGTGGATAATGACTTTCGCCTAGCAAATCCTCAGGACCAAGTTCTTTTGCTTTGGTCTTTTCATTTACTAACTTGTAGATATAAGGAAATACATCTTTTAATTCTTCATTAAACTGTCTAATAGTTAATTGATCAATCCAATTACTTGCTACTTCATCTGGAACATCTTCTAGCACAGGTTTTTCGAAACCTTCAAATGCTGTTTTGTAATGTGTAGGTTTTTGAAGTTGTTCAATTGTTTTCTTGACTGTGTCAATTCTTTCGTACACAACATCCATGTAACCTTGTAAACCTTCAGCCATTACACCTGAGCGACCCATGTAATTTTTGAATTTACGTAGTTTGTTTAATTCTTCTGAAAGACTAACAATGTATTTGCCAAAATCATCATAAGCATTACCGCCTTCTGCTACATGACGTGCCATTGCTCTTGCACCATTCAAGTGTCTATAAGGATACTTAAATCTTTCTCCTTGATCACTTTCAATGTAGATTGCTTCTACATGTTGTGTTCTACCATGTGCAAGTTCTTGGTTGACAGGCTTGCTGTGTCTAAGTGCGAGTCTTGCACTGCCAACATCTTGATAACTGGTCTTGCTTGTACCATACATCTTTGATTCGCTCATTGTTGTGTCTCCAGTATTATTCGCTAAAAATTTATAATCTCTGCGGTTGAGATTTGATTTAGTAATATCTCTTGTGTCAAAATTTAATAGTCTTTTCTTTGCAAAGTAACGTAGTTCTTTTAAAAATCCATACCATTTTTCTTTGGTAAACTTGTCTTGCCCTTCGACAAAATTGTTGCTGTACATAACACTTAGGCTTTTATCATCAACGCTTACACTTACTTTGCCCAAGTTTTTGTCGCCTTCTTTGAAGTCAAAATCAAAGAAACGTGCTTCTGACGGCACATTGGTAACAACTCCTTCTTGGTTACCTATTGTAACTGAAGGGAATCTACCTCTAATTTTATTAAACAGCTCTTCGCCTATTAAATCCAAGTTTTTCATATTAGTATTTATCAATAGTTGGTGCTAATGAAGATTGGCATGGGTGGTTCGTAATCTTCTTCTGATTCCATGCTTTTAAATGTATTGTACACCCTTGGATCCCAATCTCTCAGCACACTCATAATTCTTATTACAAGTAGTGTAGCACTAATTAGATCATCTGTTTCACCTGTCTTTGCTTTGTACGTGCTACCTGTTGCTACAAATCCTTTAAGCTCACTGATCATTGCACCTGAACTAATTTTCATTTTATCATTTTCAATCATGGTTTTTAATCTGCTACACGCACTAATTTTTGTCGAATGTGTGGTATTAAATCCTTTGCGGAACTTGCGCACATGTCCTTTACGCATTGGTTCGGATACAAATAAACCCGGAATGTTCTCTTCACCAAAGTCATTTATTACAATTAGTGCAGCTTCTCCAATTGAATTGTTTTCAACACTCCAATATATGCCTTGAGGATTTTGCGTTTCATCTGCAATGTGGTTGCAAATATCTGCAAGGATACGTATCTGTCCTGTAATAGGTGTTGTATTATGACGCCACTCTGCTACCTGTTTATAAGTGGGCAGTTCAAATACCTGTATTGCGGCATAGTCGCCGCCTGTTCCCATACTAGGATCAAGAGCTATAATATAAGTTTTGTCTTTTTGTAGTTTTTCATACCAGCGTGTTTGACCCATATTCATCAAAGGATTGATTGGTTCAAGTGTTGCAAGTTTTATGGCATTTATAAGTGTCTCGTCAAATACCAAGAATTCACATTCATATTCTCTACGAAAACGTTCTTCACCTATGCGACCAAGTTCTTCATCTTTCCATTTTTCATCTCTGTCAGGATGTTCACTCCAATGACAAGTAAAACTATGAAAACCATTTATGCCTAAGTCTTGCTCATTTCCATGTTCATCATATTTTCTTTCTGCTTCTTTCCAAATCACAGCAAAGGTATCTTCATCTGAGTTTGGTGTGCTTGTTATGATAGCACGGCCACCTGTTGCTAGTGTAGGAGATATTGAAGTCCAAAATTCATCTGCAATAGTTGGACTGACAAATGCAAACTCGTCACAGTATAGTAATGATATGGACATACCACGTCCTGTGTTGCCTGTTGTTGTAGCACTTACAATACGTGAACCGTTTTCAAATTCCATTGAGCCTTTGTTGTAGTTTACAACTC